TTCATCAACAATACGACTTGGCCTATTTGCGTCGGAAAAGCTCGTATCTGTTGCTACTTTTAAGAAAACTAATATGGTAAAAGGCGGCGATGGTAAAAAATGGGAGCTAAGCCGATTTTGTTCGATGTTAAACACTCGTGTGGTTGGTGGTGCTGGCAAGCTATTAAGTCATTTTCAGAAAAATTATAATACAGAAAATTTGCCTCTTATTTCTTATGCCGACCGGCGCTGGTCTTCTGGCAAGCTTTATGAAAAGCTTGGATTTAAGTTTGAAGGTTCAACCTCACCTAGTTATTGGTACACTGCTGATTATAAACACCGTAAGCACCGTTCAGCATTAATGAAACACCGACTGGTCAAAAGCCCCGAAGATAATAAACTCACTGAATGGCAGTTGGCCCAAGCTCAAGGATTTGACAGAATTTGGGACTGCGGTACTACCAAATGGATTTTATCTTAATATCTCTCGCAAAACTTTTAGTAATATTTTTAGTTTTTTGATAAATAAGGTATCAGAATTCAGGTAACTGAAACCTATTCGTTTAAATGGAGATATTAATATGGCAGTCCTCACACAAGTTGGTATTCCGGGTTCAGGAAATGGTATCCTGGCACCAAAACTCAAACACCGCTTCCAGGTGAAGTTTGTTGGTATTGCTCGTCTTGCCGGAAACAATGGCAGAGATTTACAAGCTCAAGTTGTCAACGCTTCACGTCCTCAGCTTGAATTTGAGACTGTACAATTAGATCGTTATAACTCACGTGCTTATGTTGCTGGCAAGCACACTTGGTCTCCACTATCATTGACGATTGAAGATGATATCACCGGCGCCGCCGCTTTCGTGGTTCAAGGTCAGCTTGAAACACAGCAGCGTTTAATTGGTGCTGATCTTGCAAACGGCAACTGGTTAAATTCAGAACCAACTGCTTCTGGTTATAAATTTGCAACATTACTCGAAATGCTTGACGGTAACGAGGGTGTTGTTGAGCGTTGGACAATTGAAGGCTGTTTCATTCAAGCCGTGGATTGGAATGATCTCGACTATTCAGCTTCTGAAGCAGCTCAGATTTCATTGACAATTCAGTTCGATCATGCACGTCAAGAACTTCTTGGCCAAGGTTTAGGCTCAGCGATTGGCGGTACTATCTAAGCTTAATTGATTTAAAACCAATAATAGGACTCGCATGAGTCCTATTATTTTATGTACTGAGAAATGTGATTTTGGAAAATAGTTAATTTGTGTAAATATAGATCAGTGAACTCTTAAAAGAATCCTATGGCCGACATTTCAAAATTACTTTCAGCTAATAACATTGCCTTAGAAAAGCAAGCTTCTGATATTTTTTCTGCACAGGTAGATGAATTTGGCAGAATGCAGATTGGAAAAAAATTAGGTAATATAGGCAAACCTGAAGCTGGACCAAATAGTGTAACGCCAGGGGCTTTAGCTACAAATTTAAGAAATAATGGTTTTCAATCATCTCTTTATGCTTCAGAGATGGTTAAATACGCGCCAAAGCATCGCTTTCTTTTTAAAGTTGAATTCACATTTGCTCCAGCTTATCAAAAAGTTGGTCAAGATGCTCGAAAAGTTTTTGAATATGCCGTCAAGCAGATTGATCGCCCAACAATAACATTTGACTATGAAGAAGTCAATTTTTACAATTATAGAACTCAGGTATTAAAAAGAATAAATTATCAACCGCTGAACATGGAATTTTATGATGATCAGCAGAATGAGGTATTATCCTTTTTTGAAGAATATCGCCGAGCTCATTCCCCGATGGCCAGAATGAAAACCCTGAATAGCCCTGCGGCTTTCTCACCACAGAATTTTCAAGAACAGGGTATGAATTTTACGAGCCCAAATGATCGTTATACTGGGAATTATTACGCGGCTTCTTCCGGCCATCTAGCGTATCGTGATGGCGGGGCGCAAGAAATGGTGTATTTGGAAAAACTAAAGATTTATCAAATTTTCCAAAATGGTATGAAAACTAACGTCTTCACTTTTTTAAATCCAAAAATTCAACTATTCGATTTGGATGATGTTGACGCCGAAGGCGGCGCCGGCAACGTGATGAGGGTATCATTCATATATGATGCCTTATCAATTGATATGGTTTCAACCGAGCAGGCTGGTATAAAAAATTGGTCAGCTCTTGACTTAAATGGCGGCGGCGAAATTTATGGGCCACCAGCTCCATCGCCAACGGCAGGTCCCGATAAACCGCCGGGTCCATTAACGAATTTGGCTCTCGGCATTGGCAAAAAGATTGCTAACACTGTTGCTAATACCGCCATTTCAAACGCCGTCAATAAAGTTAAACTGCCAAGCCAATTACCTGGCGTTGAAGCCACGACAAAAAGAATTGGGCAAAATATTTTAGGTACTGCGGTCTCCGGTAAAATCAATCAGACATTCTCTAAAACGAATCCTGGTGTTGCGGTAGATAGCGCCGGAACTAATCCCACTAAAGTTCAGACTTCTGGTCCTGGGCCAAACATTCAATCCTATTAAACATTTTTAAAATCCGTAAAAATATTTTACTTTTTACGGTTTTAACCTTTGCGCGTGTAAATAATAGATTATGTTAATCGCTATTAAAGCCTCATTAATATTGGGAACTCCATAAGATATGGGAACAATGAAGGGTAGATTTATTCCTAGAAATCCTCAGAAATATATTGGCAATCCAAACAATATATTTTTCAGGTCGAGCTGGGAATTAAAATGCTTAAAATTTTTTGATACTAACCCATCAATTCTAAGATACGCGTCTGAAGAAATTGCGATCCCATATTTGAAGCCAACTGATGGCAAGATACACAAGTATTATCCAGATTTTTTAATCATTTATAAGGATAAACAGGGAAATATAAAGAAGGAATTACTCGAAGTTAAGCCAATGAAAGAAGTAAGATTGACTGAAAAATCTAATACTTATGATAAACTTTCAATCGCGATTAATGAAGCTAAATGGCGCTCGGCCATGGCGTTTGCCGCTCAGCATGATATGACATTCCGAATTCTGACGGAAAAATCAATATTTCTAAATACGGCACCTTCTTCACCTAACCTAAAGAAAAAAGTTTAAGCCAAAATGAAAATAACATTCAAGCAATTCATCTCAGAATCTTATACGCCTGGACAAAAATATTCATTGGCGGTTATTCCTGAAATCAAATATGTGCCAGTGAACATTATTGAACGCCCATTGGCTCAGGATGGTAGGGAAGTTTTGGATGTTAGCGATGAGGTTGCTAGAAATATGGATTTTTCTGAACCTATTGAAGTTACTGTTTTTAGGTATGGAAATTCAGAAGATGATACCGCGCCGAACGTATCTCTTGACGATGGTCATCATCGGGTGGCTGCCGCATTACGTACAGGAAGAAAGTGGCTACCAGCCATTGCTAAAGCCCGCAATGCCAAAGGTGAAAAAATCAATGCGTTGATTGAACTCTCAAAAGAAATTGAAAAACACGTTAAATGATTAAAATGAAAACTACATTCAAACAATTTTTAGTAGACTCGATTCAAGACAAAGGAATTTTCAAAGCCATTTTTATTATTGGAATTCCTGGAGCGGGCAAAAGTTACACCGCAGAAAAGATCAAAGGCGGCGTTGAACCTAGAATTGTCAACACCGATAAAGCTTCTGAATTTCTGGCAGCCAAAAAAGAAATGCCACTAACCAGTGAAACCTGGAAATTATTTTTTAGTGATGACGCCAGAAGAATTACTAAGGGCGCTTTACAGAACTATCTAAATGGCATGCTGCCGTTGTTTATTGACGGCACCTCGAACGATGCCTCAAATATTCTTCACCGTGCTGGCATCCTTGAATCTCTTGGCTATGACGTCGGTATGGTTTTTATTGATACTCCACTTGAAACCGCAATGAAACGTGCTGAACTGAGAGCTCAAAAAATAGGCCGAAGCGTTGATCCAGAGTTTATTGAACATGTGCATCAGTCAGCTGAGGAAAATAGAAAATATTTTCAAAGTAAATTTGGATTTTTCATCACGGTCAAAAATGACGATAACGAGCTCACCGATGAGGCGTTAAATAATGCATTTAAAAAGACAATGTCATTTTTCTCAAGTAAAGTTGAAAACCCAGTTGGCCAAAGATATATTAAATCTCTTAAGGATAACAACCAGTCATATCTTGTGCCAACGATTATCAGAAAAGAAGAGTTGGCCAAAAAAATAGAAGGATGGTACAAATCATGATTTCTTTTAAAGAATTTCTTTTAGAATCAGAAGATCCCAAACATATTGCAGAAACTATAAAGCGTGACTGTTCTAATTTTTTATTAGAACTGCAAGGTGTTATACCAGTATATCGTGGTCAGAATGTTCCAACTGTCTTTAAAAAATATACCGTTAATAAAAATAGGCAGCCAAAAAATCTCAATCAAGAAATTCACGCAGCGCTCGACGAAGCCTTTGAAAAAATGACTGGCATTAGGTATCGCTCTGAATCTGTTTTTGCTTCTGGCTGTAAGAAGACCGCAAAAGAATATGGCAGACCATGTTTATTTTTCCCAAAGGGGAAGTATGAATATATCTGGTCGCCAATAATCAATGATCCATTCGAGTGGTTCAATTTAGCTAAATCATCTTATGCCGTTAAAGATGGTTATATCGAATACAGTCCTCTGCATGAGTCACAATATCTTGAAGACATAAAAAACTTTATTATCTCCGGTGAAGCAAACTATGAGCATAATACAAATTTAAGAGAAGCAATTCTAAGTTTGAATGAAATTATGTTTTATTGTAATAATTATT